CCCGCCTCTGGAACGAGGGCACTGATGGCTCTAAGGAAGCAGCCAAGCGCTTCTGGCCTAAGATGCGTATCTTCGCTCCCATCGTCGTTCGTGGCGAGGAGGACAAGGGCGTTCGCTGGTGGGGCTTTTCCCGCACCACCTACCAAGCACTACTTGATGTAGTTCTTGATCCCGAGTACGGGGACATCACCGACCCGGAGAAAGGCACCGACATCCGTATTGATTACGGCAAGAAGTCCGGACAAGCCTTCCCGACGACTGATGTCCGGCCGATGCGACGCACCTCGCCCTTGGCGAAGACAGAAGAAGAAGTCAACACTCTTCTGGAAAGCATTAAGACGGCTGATGAGATTTTTGAAGTTGCCTCTTATGAAGATTGCGAGAAGGTCCTCAACGAGACGCTTGGTGACACTGATACCAGCAGCACGAATGAGACCACTCGCTATGCTAACAGCAGTCCAAAGACCGACAACGGAATGGAAGGCGTCGCTGATATTGAATCAGCTTTTGATGATCTTCTGGCGTAGTTGACCCGTCAGCCCGCAGGGAGGCACGGGGTACAGGTGCCTCTCCACTTTTGGAGATAAAATGGGAAACAAAACAGGAAACAGCCTTGTAAGTGATTTGCGCAGCGAATTAAACAAGGCAGCAAAAGAAAACATTGCATATGATCTGCACGGGGACAACCCGACAGATGTGAAGACTTGGATTTCAACAGGCTCAACACTTCTAGATTATATTATCTCTAACCGCCGAGACGGGGGCATCCCTGTCGGCAAGCTCACCACGATTGCTGGTGAGTCTGCCAGCGGCAAGAGTCTGATCGTCACACAGATTTTGGCGAACACACAAAAGATGGGAGGCGTTGCTGTTTATATTGATACAGAAAACGCAGCCTCCCCAGACTTCATGGAACAGTTGGGACTTGACACCAAGAATAATTTCTTGTATGTACAGCCTGGCACAGTTGAGGAAGTCTTTGAGACAATTGAGCGGCTGATCGGACGTATTCGTGATAAAGCACCGGATAAACTTGTGTGTATTGTGTGGGACAGCGTTGCTGGCACGCCAGTCAAAGCTGAGGTTGAAGGTGATTATGATCCCAACAGCCGTATCGGACTGACAGCCAAGGCACTGGCCAAGGGTATGAGAAAAGTTACAGAGACGCTTGGCAAAGAACAGATTGCCATGGTCTTCACCAACCAGTTGAAGACCAACATCGGTGTGATGTTCGGAGACAACCGAGTTGAGCCAGGTGGCAAGGCACTACCCTATCACGCCTCCAGTCGTATCTGGCTGACCCAGCACAAGGGTAAGGCCAACGGGCAGATTCTAAACGAGAAGAAGCAGGTCATTGGCTTTCACACCAGTGCTAAGACTATGAAGTCTCGCTTCGGACCATCACCAAGGAGTTGTGAGTTTGATGTATTATTTGACCTTGCTAACGACCGTGTTGGCGTTGATGATGAAGGTTCCTGGCTTAGTGCTATCGCTGGCACGCCTGGCTGTATTCGCAGCGGCGCTTGGTATACTATCAACGTTGACGGGGAAGATAAAAAGTTCCAAAGCAAAGACTTCCTAAAACTCTTAGAAGATAAGAAGTTTAAGGAAAGAGTTCTTGACATCCTAGAGGATGAGTGTAGAATAGGTAAGAAGTAAACTCTTACCGGAGACCCCATGAAAAGATTGCTTATTATTGATGGACAAAATATGTTCATCCGTAACTATGTTATGTCTCCCCAACTGGATATCAATGGACATCCTATTGGGGGACTGACTGGTTTTATGCGCTCCCTTCAAAAAGAAGTGCGGCGTGCCAAGCCAGATCGAGTCGTTGTGGCCTGGGAAGGTCCAGGCGGCTCACAGAAACGCAGGGAAAAAAACAAGAACTACAAACTTGGACGGAAAGCTCCCAAGCTCAACCGTGAGTACGAGTTCGCTACACCAGAGGAAGAGCGTGAGAACAAGTACGACCAACTGATGCGGTTGACAGAATATCTAGAGAACCTGCCGATCCTCCAGATGTCTCTTGAGAATGTAGAGGCTGATGACATCATCGCCTGGTTGTGTCACTGCAATGAATACGCCGAGTGGCAAAAGGTTATTGTATCTAACGACCAGGATTTTCTACAGTTGTGCGACGATAAAACGGTTCTGCTTCGCCCCGGTAAAAATGAACAGGTCCTTAACAAGAACAAGGTCTTGGAGGAGTACGGTATACATCCTCGTAACTTTGCTTGGGCACGAGCAGTCGTTGGTGATAAGTCTGACAACTTGGATGGGGTTAGGGGTCTTGGATTAAAGACGATGGCAAAAAGATTTCCCTTCCTTTCAGAAAACAAAGACTATGGCCTTGAAGACATTTTAACGCACGCAAAGAATAATAAAAATAAAATTAAGGCATATCAAAATGTTGTTGAAAATGAAGAAGTTATTGCACTAAATTATGAGATCATGCAGCTATATACATCTACCATATCACCACAAGGAGTCAACAAGCTCAAGTATGCGATTCAGAATGACGGGGTTAATCTCAATCGCTCAGAAATTAGGAAAATGCTCCTCAAGGATGGTATCGGTACTCTTAACATTGACGAATTAATGCTGATGCTTCGCTCTCATAAAAAAGTTTGAGAGTGCTCTTTATATTTTCGTTAATTAAGTTATAGTAGGAATAAGGAAATCTAATGACCGAACAACAGTACGATACATTTAGTAAGTTCGGAAAGTCCTTCCAAGAAAAACTAGTAAAGACCATCCTGTTTGACCGCAACTTTGCGAACCAAATGGAAGAGGTTCTTGATACAAATTATCTGGAACTAAAGTACCTACAGGTTTTTGTGGACCTTCTGTTCCAGCACAAGCAATCTTACCCGCACCCAACCTATGAAGCAATGGTCTCGGTAGTGCGGACCCAAACAGAGGACTACTCTGACAGCATTATCAAACAAGTCATTGAGTTTTTGGCCCGAGTCAAAAGCAATGCCATCGGTGACGACGATGAAGAGTATGTCAAGGAGAAGTCGCTAGACTTCTGCAAGAAACAGAAATTAAAAGAAGCCATCCTTAAGTCGGTGGACCTCCTTCAGTCTCAGAGCTTTGACCAGATCCAGAAGGTTATCAACGAGGCTATGAATCTTGGGGCGGATAACGACCACGGGCACGACTGGCACAAAGATGTGCTGGACCGCTTTGAGTTGAAAATGCGCAACCCTACCTCCACTGCTTGGGATGAGATTGATATGATTACTAAGGGCGGCCTTGGTAAAAGGGAATTGGGTGTGGTTGTTGCTCCAACGGGTGCCGGCAAGTCTATGGCTCTTGCTCACCTTGGGGCGATGGCTGTGATCAAAGGCAAGACTGTAGTTCATTATACACTAGAGTTGGCAGACACGGTAGTAGGTCAGCGCTATGACTCTTGCATTACAGGTATTGATCTTAAGAACCTCATGTCTATGAAAGACTCCATCGTACAAGTGATTGAGCACATTCCGGGACAACTGATCATCAAAGAATACCCAACTAAGTCAGCATCTACCCGCACCATCTCAACACACCTAGAAAAACTAAAACAAAAAGGTATTAACCCCGATATGATCATCGTGGACTACGCTGATCTCTTGAAACCAACAGCGTCCGGTTTCAAGACCCAGGAGTTACGTCATAGTCTTGGAAATATCTACGAGGAATTACGAGGTATTGGCCAAGTTTGGGACATCCCAGTATGGACAGCATCTCAGACAAACCGCAGCGGATTGAATGCTGAGGTCATCACGATGGAATCGATCAGCGAAGCATTTAGCAAGTGTTTTGTGGCTGACTTTATCTGTTCCATCTCCCGTACGGTTGAGGATAAGACAGAGAATAAAGGTCGTATGTTTGTGGCCAAAAATCGTAACGGTATTGATGGCATCGTCTACCCGATGGAGATTGACACAGCCAAGGTTCATCTTAAGGTGCTTCCACCTGATGAACACTCAACAATTGATGCAGTGGTGATGAAGACCAAACAAGAGCAGGACGAACACCTCCGACAGAAGTACAAGAAGTTCAAAGAAGAACGCCGCAAAACACAAGCGGAAGAAAATAAAAAAAAACAACAGAACAGTCTTAAAGACGAGTTACGACAATTAGCTACAAAGACATATGAGGAGCAACAAACAGCATGAACGAGCAAGACATCTCAACAAAAATCCTATCGGATATCACGGTTTATATGAAGTACGCTAGGTATTTACCTGAAAAGAAACGTCGTGAGACTTGGGATGAGCTTGTTGCTCGTAATATGGAAATGCACATGAAGAAATATCCCGAACTCAAGCAAGAGATTAAGGATAATTATCAATTTGTGTACGACAAGAAAGTATTACCCTCGATGCGTTCTATGCAATTCGCAGGGAAACCCATTGAAATCTCTCCCAACCGTGTATTCAACTGTGCTTATGCACCAGTAGATGACTGGCGTGTGTTCGGCGAGATTATGTTTTTGTTACTCGGTGGAACTGGTGTAGGATACTCTGTCCAGAAACACCACGTTGATGAACTGCCAGAAATTCGCAAACCTAACCCTAATCGCACTCGGAGGTATTTAGTAAATGATAGTATTGAAGGATGGGCCGACGCTGTTAAGTATCTTATCCGCAGTTACTTCTTCGGTGGCTCACGGCTACGATTTGATTATAGCGATGTTCGCCCTAAGGGTGCTCGCCTTGTAACCTCTGGCGGCAAAGCCCCAGGACCCCAGCCTCTCAAGGAATGCCTGGTAAAGGTGGAGGGAGTGCTTGCCGAGAAGAGTGATGGCGATAAGTTATCTGCTATCGAAGTTCACGATATTGTTTGTCACATCGCCGACGCCGTGTTGGCCGGTGGCATCCGCCGTGCTGCTCTCATCTCTTTATTCTCCGCAAGTGACAACGAGATGATTGCCTGCAAGGCTGGCAACTGGTGGGAGACCAACCCACAGCGAGGTCGAGCCAACAACTCTGCCGTTCTTTTGCGGCACAAGGTAACAAAAGAATTTTTCCTAGACTTATGGAAGCGAGTGGAAGCATCCAACGCTGGTGAGCCTGGCATCTACTTATCCAACGATAAGGACTGGGGAACCAACCCATGTTGTGAGATCGGACTAAGACCATTCCAGTTCTGTAACCTCACGGAAGTAAATGTCAGCAATATCGTCGGACAGGACGATCTGGAAGAGCGGGTGAGGGCTGCCACCTTCATCGGTACCCTCCAAGCAGGCTACACAGACTTTCATTATCTTCGCCCAGTCTGGCAGCGAACAACTGAAAAAGATGCACTCGTCGGCGTTTCGATGACAGGTATCGCTTCTGGTCGAGTGCTCCAGGATGACATTAGTTTGACGGCTGCTGCTCATGTGGTCAAAGAAGAGAATGCTCGTGTCGCTCAAATGATTGGCATCAACAAGGCAGCCCGTACAACATGCGTAAAACCTGCCGGCACCACGAGTTTGGCCTTGGGAACATCCAGCGGCATCCACGCCTGGCACAATGATTATTATATCCGCCGAGTCAGAGTTGGCAAAAATGAGCCAATTTATTGGCACCTAGCAATTCACCACCCAGAACTGGTGGAGGATGAATACTTCCGACCACACGACACAGCCGTCATCTCGGTGCCCCAACGAGCACCCGAAGGTTCTATCTTGCGTGATGAAAGTGCGTTCCAACTTTTGCGCAGAGTTAGAAAGATAACTAAAGAGTGGGTAAAGGCTGGTCATCGATCTGGACAAAACGGACACAACGTTTCGGCCACCATTTCACTTCGTGAAAACGAGTGGGCTGATGCAGGGGAATGGATGTGGGACAATCGTAACTCTTATAATGGACTGGCAGTTCTTCCCTATGATGGGGGCTCATATCAACAGGCTCCGTTTGAAGACTGCACTAAAGAACATTATGAAGCGATGATTTCTAAGTTGGAGTCCGTCGATCTTACTAAGATCGTAGAGGAAGATGACAATACGGACCTAAAAGGTGAAGCAGCTTGCGCTGGTGGTGAGTGCGAAATAACTTAAAATCGGCAGCAACCTGTAATATAATAATATAGAAAGGAGTCAGTTATGGCTACTCTAAATTTTATTATGCCCCGTGGTTTGAAAGACAGCTTTTGTCAGCGAGAAGAGAAACAAAACAAAGTCAAACATGCTTGGCTTCCCTCGGGTCAAACCCGTGCTATCTTTGGAGATCAGGTAGCGATTGAGTGCTACTGTAAGCACTGTGGACAAAGGGAATGGACCCAGACTTCTCGTTTTGAATTTGAAATGCTACAAGACTACTGGAAGGAATTACGATGAAACCATTGAATCGCAGACTACTTATTGAAGTAATTGAGGAGGAGCCAGAACAAGGGGCTTTCTTTGTGCCAACCGAGGAGAAGACCGAGGAGTTCTTGACAGCTAAGGTTTTGGCCAGTGCTGATGACTGTGCTAAAGACCTTACAGGAAAGATTGTGGTCATTCATTCTTTTGGACGAGAGGAGGTTACCGTAAAAGGAAAGAGGTATACTTTTATCGGTGAGAATCACTTGATCTGCGTGCAGTAATATGAAGAAATTATTAAATGAGTGGAAGAAGTTTTTAAATGAGTCCGGATTCCCTCGGATTAAAAAAATACTACAAGGCAAAGTTGCCTCTGTTAACACGGTTGGATTTATGACGGGTGAAAACCCAATGGCTCAAAAGATGTCGTCGAAAGAGAACAGAGCCCTCAACAAAGAGTTGATGTCTTTCATGCGAGAGCGTGGTTATGGGCCGATTCGCATTCGTGGACGCTTTGGAAACAAAGAAAGATCACTGATGATACCTAATATCACTAGAGAGGATATGGTTGAGGCAGGACAATACTTTAACCAAGAGTCGGTTATCTGGGGAGAAAAGACGGGTGAAGATAAATTTGTCTTCGAGTATATTGAAGGTGATAAAACTTTACAAAAAAGAGACGCAGTTTTGTTCGACGATGAAGTTCAGGCTCGTGAAGATTTTTTCTCGCAAGAAAGACAATCAGCCGGTCGCAAATTTTTTATCCCATTCTTCGACGAGCAGTATGAAATGGAGGAGGGATTTGAATACGATTACGACTTGCCAAGTCTAAGCGAAACCCAACAAGAACAAAACAAAAAACTTATCAGTGAGATTAATACCAGAATAGGTTATACTTTAGACACCGGCCGAGCCCCTAAGTCTCGCTGGCATCACCGTCAAGTGTTGCGCCTTAAGCTCAAGGAACTAAAGAAAAAGCTATGAAAAAGTTAATCGAAAGCTTTAACGATTTCTTGGATGAAGGAAAGGAGCGTAAGAGTAGGTACGACCAAGGGGGAACAATGACCCTCTATCATTACGCTCAGCCTGACAAAGATAGTCTCGTGCTAGATCCTAAGTTCAAAAGGGGATCACACTCAACACGGGAGTATGAAGTAGCAGACACACCCAGAGTATTTTTCTATGTTGACACTGGTCATAGAGAAAGATTTTTTCTTAATAGAAAGCTTTATAAAGTTGACGTACCGACAAATCGGGTGTATGATCTTGGAGAAGACCCTGAAGACTTTATTGGGCAGATTCGCCACCCAGTCTATGGACTGAGAAAAGGGATGGAGTGGAACACATTACTAGAAACTATCAGAGAAAAGTACGACGGAGTTTTTTATGATACCGGAAGATTACACATCGTGGTCTGGTTTCGTCCGATCGAAGTTACCAGAGCAGAACAAGAAAGGTAGTAATATGCGTTTAGCAGGTGATTCGTACAGCATTGATGTTGGTACGTTTGTGATGAATATGCATCACGGTTTGGTTCGTCTTGGCGTGGTCAAGTACAAGACAATTGAGGAGAGCGGCCACGCTTACTATGAGGTTGAGTTCTTTGAGGACGACATTCACAAGAAAAGAGTGGAGTGGGATAAGAGACTAAACTCAAAAAAGGTTCACACAAACAAGATCAGAGGATGTTATCTAAAACGACTAAGCCCCCAATGGTTACAGAATGTTTTGGACGCCTATGGGAGATATGAAAATGAGCGAAGAACAGAAATCGGCTGAAGAAGTTGCTGACGACCTAATTCCTAAGCCGCCGCCAAAGCTGGCACCCAGAGGAATTACAAGTTTCACAGTCTATCGCCAACAAGATGAGACAGGGGTCTCGGGCGAAGGTGTGGTTATTGAAGGTGTTGTTATGGCAACTGGTCAATGTGTTGTTCATTGGCTCTATCCGCCGCCCCGTGGAGGTATTGCGATTTTTGATAGTATGAGTGACTTTGTGAAAGTTCATATTGAACCACATCCGGCCAACCAGACTATTATCACATACCAAGACGGTCACAAAGACGTTTACGGCGACACAAAAGAAGAGTAATATTAAAAAAAGGGGTTTCGATGTCAGGACGAATTGAGAGTAAGATTCCGTTCGTTGGTCTTCACGCTCACTCAGGTTTATCCCCATTCGATGGATTGGGGATGCCTGGTGAGCATATGGACTTTGCTTATGAGAATGGGATGAACGCCCATTCTCTCACAGATCACGGACATATGAATGGTCTATCGTTTCAGGTAGAGCATCTCAAAAAGATGCGAGCCGACGGCAAAGAGTTTAAAGCCATCTATGGGTGCGAGTCTTATTTCATCCGCTCTCACAAGAAGTGGCGGCAGATGTACGAGGAGCACAAGGCCAACCAAAAGCGGCAAAAGAAAGAAGAGTTTGGCATGGTCATTGAGACCGAAGATCGCAAATTAAAGCGCAACCCTCTTAATGACCGCCGACACCTTGTGATGATCGCCCAGAATCAGACAGGTCTAAATAACTTATTCAAACTGGTGTCGGATAGTTATCAGCCCGAAAACTTCTATCGCTACCCCCGCATGGACTTTGAGATGCTGGACAAATACAACGAGGGTTTGATCATTAGCACCGCTTGTATGTCTGGGCCTCTGTTCGGGGACTACTGGAAGAATCGAGACAAGAGCCCTGACCATGTGCTCGCAGCGATGAGGGATACGATTTCCCAGTTCAAAGAGATCTTCGGCGACAGGTTCTACGGTGAAGTCCAGTGGAACGACATCAAAGAACAGCACGAGGGCAACGCTCTTATCATCCAGGCTTGTATCGAGATGGGTGTCGAGATTATCAGCACAGCCGACAGCCACTACCCCCGCCCGGAACTCTGGAAAGACCGGGAGATGTACAAGCGTATCGGCTGGGGCGGCAAGGTTCCAGAGTGGGCTGATCCCGACAGTCTACTGCCCGCATCCGTGGAAGAGGTTGGCTACGAGTTGTATCCAAAGAACGGCGACCAGATGATGGAGTCGTATAAGAACTATTCCTCCAAGTATAATATTGAGTACGACGACACATTCATCCGTGATAGTATTGAGCGTACACACCACATCGCCTTTGACCGAGTGGAAGACTTCCTGCCCAGCAGCGAAGTGCGGCTCCCAGAGTTTGTGGTGCCCGAAGGCAAGACGGCCATCCAGGCTCTCACGACTGACGCCTTGGCGGGAATGAAAAACAAAAACCTAGACAAGGACGAATATTATATTGACCGCTTGAAGTACGAACTCAATATTATTAAAGAGCGTGGGTTCGCTCAATACTTCCTGACGATGAAAGCCATCTCGGACAAAGCCCAGGAGGAAATGCTGGTCGGACTTGGACGAGGTTCAGCCGCCGGCTCACTCCTGTCATA